AAAAATAATGTTGTTTCAAATGTAACTGGTACTGATACAATAACTAAAAATCAAGATTGTTCTGATAAAATTAATAGTGGTTATGTTGGATATACACCATTAGATAGCCCAACATTAACTCAAATATCATATAAGGACTTTAAAAAACTACTTGGTGATAGAATTGTTGCAAGTGGAATACCAAAAGAAACAACTAGTAATAGTGTAACAACTATTAATCCTACTTTTACAAATTTATCTTATTATTTATTCTCATTTATTTATTTAGATTCCGCGTCATCAAGTGGAATGAAAGCCTATGAGAATAATTATAGTACAATTAATTTAACTGAAACTTATGGGGCGGTACTTGCCACAACAACTAATAAAAAGTTCTATTGTCTTTCAAGAGGTACTAATTTAAACATACCAATTGTATCATTTATATCTGCTGAAAAATTTGTGGATTTTGCAATTGCTAAATTTAAAGATAAATTATCTTTAATTAATACAAATCTTACTGCTGAGGAGGATATTGTTAAATTGTATGTTACAAAGTATCCAAGTACTCAACCTGATAATGTTTATACTGAAATGACAGAACAAGATAAAAATACATTACAAAATAAAGTAAAACAAGCAATAGATATATATAACTCATTAAATTAATTTTATTGAATAACTAGATATTTATAAATAAAAACAATTATGGATACAAAATTAATATTAGACAACTACTTGGGTAAAAACACAAGAGTGTCAGAGAAAGATAAAGGTAATGGGTACAAAGAAGTTTGTGACTTAGACACTGGAGATTGTTATACGCTTAGAATAAAAGACGGATTAATTGAGAGAGTTGATAATACTATGAACACATTCAAAAAAATCCAAGTAGAAACTAAAACAGGAATTAAACAATTATTAAACGGATAACCATGGCAATAGATAAAAAAATATTAAAAGAAATAAGTAGATTTAATTCTATTAACAAATACATAAGTGAACAAGTTGATCCTGCATTAGATCCAGCGTTGGCACCACCTGTGGATCCTGCATTAGCACCTGATCCTGCCGCTGGAGCTCCACCTGTTGATCCTATGGCTCCTGTTGATCCTAATGCGGCACCCGCAGACCCTAACGCAGTTGCTCCAATTCCACCGGCAGCACCTATTGATATTGCAACCGACCCTGAGGTAGAAGAACTTGGTGCTGAGGGAGAAGAAGAAGGAAACAAAGAAGAATTAGATGTTACAGATTTAGTTGCAAGTCAAAAAAATATGGAACAAAAACAAGAAGAATATTTTGATAACTTATTTGCTCAACTAAAAACTCTTGAGGAAAAATTAGGTGAAATGGATGGTTTGGTAACAACCATAAATAATTTAGAAACTAAGTTTGATAAATTTAGACCAAAAACACCACAAGAAAAATTAGAACTAAGAAGTTTAGATTCAGGACCTTTTAACCAAAAATTATCTGATTTCTTTCAAGACAAAGAACCTGATATGGAAAAATCGGGTAAAAATGAATATGTGTTAACAACTGATGATGCTAATAATTACTCAACAAATGATGTTGAAACTTCATTTAATGATTACGACGACGAAGACACAAATATGATGTAATACTTTAGAGAGGGACATCAATGTCCCTCTCAAGTTTTTTTTAAATATTTTATTGACTACCCTACTTTTTATAACTATATTTTCTACGTAAACCTTTAATAAATATATACAAAATGGCGACAAACAATGTTTTAGATGCAGTTTTGGCTCAGTATGAGAGTTCAAAACAAAGTGGTTCTTCTTCCACTTCAAAATTCACACAAGAAGAAAGAATGAAAAAGTATTTCGCAGCAATCCTTAAGGATAACGAAAAACAAGGTCAACGAACAATCCGTATTTTACCTACAACTGATGGATCATCTCCTTTTAAGGAAGTTTGGTTTCACGAAATCAATGTTGATGGTAAATGGCAGAAGTTCTATGATCCAGGAAAAAATGACAACGAACGTTCACCTTTGAATGAGGTATATGACGAGTTAATGTCAACAGGTCGTGAATCCGACAAACAATTAGCAACACAATACAAAGCACGTAAGTTTTATATTGTTAAAGTAATTGACCGTGACCACGAAGAAGATGGTGTTAAATTTTGGAGATTTAAACACAATTACAAACAAGAAGGAATCCTTGACAAAATTATTCCGATTTGGAAAGCAAAAGGTGATGTTACTGACTCTGATACTGGTCGTGACTTAATCCTTGAACTTACAAAGGCAAAGACTCCAAAAGGAGCGACGTATACAGTTATTCAAACTGTTATGTATGACGATCCGGCACCAACACATGAGGATGCTGAACAATCATCAACATGGGTCAACAATGAGTTGACTTGGGAGGACGTATACTCTAAGAAACCTGTTGAATATCTTGAATCAATTGCAAGAGGTGAAACTCCACGTTGGGACACTGACGCAGGAAAATACATCTACTCAAATAATCAAGAAGAAGAGATTTCTATGGGTGGAAGTGTAAAGTCTGAAGTTAAAAAGGCTGATCCTCAGTCTAATCAAGAAGTTGACGAAGATTTACCATTCTAATTAAACTTTAACATGGACACTTGGAATACTGAGTGTCCATATTTTTTAAAATCAAAAAAATGAGCAAAATAGCAGAAAAAATGTATGAGGCATTGTCCTTAAAATACCGTAGTGAAATCGCTGAGGCGGAAGCAACATTATTAGTTTATTTAACTTCACCTGTTGGTATTGGTGAACACCCACAACATCTTGAAGAAATGGATAAGTTGGTTGAAAAATTCGCTAACGCACAAGATAAACTTGAGTCGTTGGAAAAAATTCGTAAATATAATTCAGCAATTACACAATAACATGGCGATAAGAAAAAGAGAAATATCTTTAGAGACAATCAAAGGTAAGTACTCAACAAAAACAAAATACAAACCAGAAAGTTTTTATAATCTTGGAGAGGCTTTTTTGGGGTCATCTGGATTACCGGGACCTATTATGGGTGGTATAAATATGTTTTTAGGACATTCAAATACCTCAAAAACAACGGCAATGATCCTTGCTGCAGCAGACGCTCAAAAAAAAGGACATTTACCTATTCTTATTATTACTGAGAAAAAATGGTCTTGGGAACACGCTATTGAATTAGGGTTACAGGCAGAAAAAAACGAACTTGGTGAGTATGATGGTATGTTTATTTTTAACGATTCGTTTGATGTGATTGAACAAGCAACTGAATTTATTAATGATATTCTTGATGCTCAAGAAAAAGGTGATATTCCTTATAGTTTATTATTTTTGTGGGATAGTATCGGTAGTATACCTTGTCAGATGACTTTTGATGGTAAAGGTGGTGGAATGCACAACGCAAAAGTATTAGCAGATAAAATTGGTATGGGAATTCATTCAAGAATCTCAAAATCTAAAAAAGAAGAATATCCGTATTACAACACTTTGGTTATTTTAAATCAACCTTGGGTGTTACTTCCTGATAATCCATTTGGTCAACCTGAAATCAAAGCTAAAGGTGGTGAAGCGGTATGGTTGGCATCATCATTAGTGTTCTTATTTGGTAATCAGAAAAAGGCAGGTATTAGTCACATTGATGCGACTAAGAATGGTAGAAAAGTATCGTTTGCAATTAGAACTAAGATTTCAATATTAAAGAATCACGTTAATGGTCTTGGGTATAAAGATGGTAAGATCATCGCAGTACCACAAGGTTATATTACAGACACAAAAGAATCTTTGGATAACTATAAGAAAGAATATTCTGATTATTGGGAAACAAAATTAGGATATTCAGATTATTCTTTGGATGAATCTGATGATGACTCTGACGAGTAAAAAGTATTTCAAACGACTTAAAAAATTTAAATGGTCAAAACATTAATTGTTGATGGTAACAATTTATTAAAAATAGGATTTCACGGAGTTAAGGATTTTTATAATAATGGGGAACACATTGGTGGGACTTGGCATTTTCTTAACACAATTCGTAAATTTTTAGAAGAAACTAATTTTAATAAAGTTATGGTCTTTTGGGATAGTGATACAAACTCATCACAAAGAAAATTAATATATCCAAAATATAAGATGAATCGTAAGTCTTCCCCTAATGATGAGGAGAAGACAGATTCATTTAACAAACAAAAAACAAGGGTTAAACAATATCTTGAAGAGATGTTTATAAGACAATTAGAGGTTGAAAATTCGGAAGCGGATGATCTTATTGCCTACTATTGTCAAATCTCTTTAGATGAAGAGAAAACGATATTCTCAAGTGATAAAGACTTAACTCAATTAATCTCAGAAAAGGTATTAATCTATTCACCAAACTTAAAGTCGTATTATAAATTTGGGGACAACATTAAATTTAAAGATTGTTCTATTCCTCATTATAATGTTATGACATTTAAGATCCTTGCTGGTGATACTTCGGATAATATTGACGGAATAAGTTTAATGGGTGAGAAAACTTTAATTAAGTTTTTCCCTGAAATACTTGATTCAGAGATATCTTTAACCGATATTTTAACAAAGGGTGAGTTATTGTTAAAAGAACAACAAAAAAATGTTGTTTTAGGAAATCTACTCAGTGGAAAAACCAAAGAAGGTATTATGGGTGATGATTTTTTTAAAATCAATAAAAAACTCGTAGATTTGTCAGAACCTTTAATTGATGAAGAGGGTAAAGAAATGGTTAGGGAATATTACTCTGAATCTATGGATCCCGATGGGAGAGGACATAGAAACCTAATTAGAATGATGATGGATGACGGATTCTTCAAATACCTACCAAAAGGTGATGACTCTTGGGTTAATTTTTTAAAACCATTTTTAAAATTATCAAGAAAAGAAAAAACAAAATTTAGAAACAAAAAGTAAAAACAAAAAAAAAGATGAGAGATCAAGATGTAACAAAAGTTGAATTCCTATTAATGTGTAATGATAACATTGTAGTACAACGTTTTTTTAACGTTAAAGGATTTAACAAAAATGCCCACAAATCTGAGGATTTTTATGACCATATGAGTATGGTATGTCGTAAATTACAATATGATTTGAAAATGCGATCAGTGGTCTATATGTTAGACAACAAATATGAAATTTCTGAGAACCCAGAAATTTTAAATACGTCAATTACTGACGGTGATGAAAATTTTAACCTATATATTAAGGTTGGAGACATGACAATTTGTCAGAGAAGGTTTGACGCTAAAGTCTACCCACCAAAGGTAAGATATACCGTAGACCTACGCCCAAAGCTAAAAGGTATACTAAACGACCTGACTGACATTTTTTCAGGCAAAAATTTTAATTATTTTTACCCTGAATTTATCCAAAACTAATAGTATTTATCTTTACTAACAGAAGGAAAATTATGGCGACAAACAAAAATTTTGAGTATCTAGGAAACACATTCCAATTACAATTACTTAATCAAATTATTTTAGATAAAGATTTTTCACATTCAATTATTGATGTGATTGAAAACAATTATTTTGAAAATAAATACTTTAAAATAATTACCCAAATGATCAGAGAGTATTATACAAAATATGATCACACACCATCATTTGAGACACTAGAACAGATTACTAAATCTGAATTACAACAAGAGATTGCATCCAAGATAGTATTGGATACAATTAAAAAAATTAAGGACGCACCTATTGATGGTGTAGGTTTTGTACAGGAAAAGGCGTTAAAGTTCTGTAAACAACAAGAACTTCAAAAGGTTATGACCAAAGCTCAAAAAATCATCGATGGTGGTGAATTTGAGAACTACGATGCCCTTGAGGAAATGGTTAGAGGAGCTTTACAAGTGGGGGCTAAAGACACAAGTTCGATGGATGTCTTTTCTAATATTAGTCAGGTCCTTGATGAAGACTATAGACACCCAATTCCAATGGGAATACCTGGAATTGATAGACTATTGAAAGGTGGTTTAGCTAAAGGTGAGATTGGGGTTATATTGGCACCAACAGGTGTGGGTAAATCTACAATCCTAACTAAAATTGCTAACCACGCATTTAACTTAGGAAACAACGTACTTCAGATCTTTTTTGAAGATAACCCAAAGGTAATTCAAAGAAAACACTACACACTTTGGACTAAGGTTCACCCTGATGAATTATCAGAAAAAAGAGACGAAGTTATCCAAAAGGTTAAAGAGATTGAGGAATCTATGCCAAATAAGTTAATTATGAATAAACTACCATCTGATACGGTAACTATGTCTCAGATTAAGAATCAAATTAGAAAGATGGTTGCTGATGGTAATAAGATTGATATGGTATTACTTGATTACATTGATTGTGTTGTTCCTGATAAGAATTTAGGTGATGAATGGAAGAGTGAGGGGTCTGTAATGAGAGCATTTGAAGCAATGTGTCACGAAATGGATTTAGTTGGATGGACGGCAACACAAGGTAATAGAAGCTCTATTTCTTCTGAGGTTGTAACAACTGATCAAATGGGTGGATCAATTAAAAAGGCACAAGTTGGTCACGTTATTATTACGGTGGCAAAAACACTTCAACAGAAAGAAATGAAATTAGCAACAATAGCAATTACAAAATCAAGGG